TAGGTTCGACCGAGCCTTCTTCGTTGCCGGTTCCTTCTAACAACCAAGTGACGTTTGTTCCTAAGACTGGCGCTAACTTCTCAAGTGTCTTGATTGAAGTGCCTCTGTCCTTACCGGCTTCAACAGCCCGGCGCATGTTGCGGATCGCTGAATCGCTCAAGCCAGCGATAGTCGCAGCGCGAGATTCTTTGAGCCCAACAACGTCAAGCCTTTTTTGGATGCGGTTTAAAACTTCTGCTAACATAGTGGTAATATTACCGAATTTACGCCGCTGAGGGTATCGATAAGAAAACCGAAATGGTTGATTGACATTATCGGTAAAATAACCGATTTTCTGCCTATGTTGGAAATCGAGCACCTTTTGATCCTCATCGATGGTTACAAGAACGCGATCGGACTGCAGGACAAGACTGTCAGTAGTCGTGTTTTTGGCGACAGCAAGAAAGTCGCTTCGCTTAGAGCAGGCGGCGACCTCACTGTTTCGCGGTTAAACGCGGCCATGAGGTGGTTGTCCGATAGCTGGCCTGAGGGCCTTATTTGGCCTCATGACATTTTCCGACCTATTTCGGGATCGCCTGCTGACCTCCCCAGTGGCGAAACTGGGGCGCGCCGTAAAACTGCTGGACGGCGCGTCCCGGCAGATAATTCTGATGTTGCGGCGTTGCCATGAAGTCATTTTTTGCATCTTTCCGTAAGCGTTGGGCCTGTGGTCCGCCCGTTTGGAGTTCATGGCTAAGCTGTATCGGCACGGCCTGAGAGTTTCATCGAATCCTTTGTTGTCTTTTTTTCCTTGAAATTTTCAGGGGGGTGTTTCGTGCGCACTATTTCCGAGCAAGAACGGCGTTCGCTTAAGTCTGCAACCGATGGCGCTTATGCGTTGGCGGGTGGCATTAGCTGCATTCTGCCATTTACCCGCGTCGGTACTTCGACGCTTTCCAAGTACGCATCATTCAATGATGAGCATCACGACAGTTTCATGCCGCTTGATGTTGCTATCGAGGTTGATCGCAAAGCGAAATCCCCGACGATCATTAAACAAGCTGCGGAACTGCTTGGTTATGAACTGGTTGCTGCCAATGCTGTGATTGACGGTGATCACGCGCCGCTGACGGCAATGGATGCGCACCGCGTCATGTCTGAAACGATGGACGTTTCGCAGGCTGTTCTTGCGGCTCTGGCAGATGGTCGCCTCGATGCTGGCGAACGCAAGATCATCGCCAAGGAAGCGCGCGAAGCAATGCGGGCGCTTCAAGACCTGCTGCGCAAGGTGGGGGCTTAATGATGGCTTCTGTCTCAACCCTTGTTGATCAATGGATCGCTGACAATGGCGCTCCCCGGCAATTCGAACCTGAAGCAAGCGGAAGCTTTGAATACTTCAACTGCTATCTGCATCGCTTTGGTATCCGGCTACGCATGCAGGGCTGGCGCTGTCATTACTCGCAAAACGGCGGTCGATGGCGTCCCATTCCTCGCCGCCGGGTGCGGAAACTGGTTGACGAGTTGCGCAAGCTTGAAGGGTTGGAACCTCTCAAGGCGGTGCGGCAATGATCAAGCGCCTGCTTAAGCACGACTTCATTATCCCCGTCATCGTCGCTGTCCTCATTAATCTGACAGCGGCTTCTCCTTTTTTTATAGCCATTTATTTGGCGGAAAGGCGCTGACATGGATGCACCTGTCCATATCAAGATTACCGATATCGATGTGCGCGACCGTTTGCGCGAGGTCGATGCATCCAAGGTTGAAGCACTCAAGCAATCCTTTGCCGAACTGGGTATGCGCACGCCGATCACGGTTCGCGTCGGTGAGGGCGTTTTGCCATTTGCACTATCAGCGGGTGCCCACCGTCTGGAAGCCGCCCGGCAGTTGGGCTGGCTGGAAGTTCCCGGCTTTATTCGTGACGAAAGCAAGCTTGATTCAGAGTTGTGGGAAATTGATGAAAATCTGGCACGTTCGGAATTGTCGGCTGCGGATCGCGCCGTGTTTACGTTCCGGCGCAAAGAGCTTTACCTGATCAAGTATCCGGAAACGCAACATGGTGGCGACCGGAAATCAAGCCGCCAACTTGGCGACTTGATCGAACGTCAGGAGCGCCGCAGCTTTGTCGCTGCAACGGCGGAACTGACAGGCAAAACCGAGCGGTCTATCCAGCGCGACGCCGAACGCGGCGAGAAGATTTGCGACGCGGCACTTCGCATGCTGCGGGGGACGCGTCTCGATAATGGTGTGACACTGGATCGGCTTAAAAAGCTGCCGAACGATCTGGCGCAGATCGCCTACATTGAAGGTGCGCTTGCTGACGAAAAGCGCATTCGGGGCGAAAGCAAGGAAATCCGCACGCACCAACAGAAGGTCAAGCATGCTGTACGCCTGACAAATATGGCGATGATCGCGGATTTGGGAAAAGCAACTGCGCCAGCCAAATTGGATCGTATCTATTCGGTTTATTATGCAGACCCGGCATGGAAATTCCGGGTTCACTCTGAGTTGACGGGCGGCGAAAAGAGCGCCGAAAATCATTATCCGACCATGACCACGGACGACATTGTAACGGAAATGGTCGAGCTGATAGGCGGCAAAAATCCTGCTGTATTGTTTCTATGGGCTACTAATCCGATGCTTCCTGATGCCTTGCGTGTCATGGAAGCATGCGGCTTCAAATACGTTCATCACTGGATTTGGGACAAAGTTGATATAGGCAATGGTTACTGGGGGCGCGATCAGCACGAATTGTTGTTGATTGGTCGCCGGGGCGACATTGCGTGCCCGCTGCCGGAAATGTTGCCCCCGACAGTTCATCGCGAGAAAAAGGGAAGGCACTCTGCAAAGCCTGCTTATTTCGCGGAACAGATTGAGAAATTTTATCCCGATGTTGCGAAGCTTGAGCTTAACGCTCGCGGCCCGCGAAAGGGTTGGGATGTATGGGGGCATGAGGCGAATGGGCGGGTTGTGCCATGACCGACACGATGCTCCCTATTCTTCGCGTAATGAACGATGCCGGGACCGACGCAGAGCGCGCCGTTGTGCTGCTGACGTGTCCGATTTCAATCATGTTGAAGTATCGGCAGGTTCTGGAAAGCGCTTGTATTCGACATAAGTTCGATGCTGGTAGCGAGTACCTCGTTTGCTTTTACGCTGCGATGCATCAGACGCGCTTTCGCGGAAACGTTCGCGGCGCTGCATTGAAGCATGCCGAAGGGCGATTGCTCCTGCTTTCTGAACAGGTGCCGTCATGAGTGCTGACGCTGCTGATTTGCGCCGCATACGCGCTAAACTTGCGGCGCTGGAAGGTGCTGACTGGCAGCTTTGCTGCGAGGGCGATGTTTCATTCGTTGAGGCTAAGACGCGACATGGCGAACTTAATAAGGTCGCCACATTCCATCCCGGCGCAACATTTGACGAGATTGATTTCGTCGTAAGTGGACCACGCATGGTGACTTTTATGCTCGAACTGGTTGATCGGGCAATTGTTGCGATGCGACAGGGCGGGCCGAAACAAGGCGGACAGCGCAAGCCGCAAAATTATGCAGCTGAGGCTGCAATGAAGTGTGACGACGCCGCGTTCAAGACTTTTCTTGAGCAACGGCACGGCCTTGAGTGGCCTTTGACGAAGGAGCGGGCGGCGGAAAAGCTGCGCACGGTCCTGAAAATACAATCCAGAAAAGAACTGAACGAAAACAGTGCTGCGGCTGAACGATGGCGGGATCTGCGTGCTGCTTTCGAAGCATGGCTAAGGGTGGGACAATGAGTATTGCCGTCATGTCACGGATATTCAAAAAACAGTTAGGCTCATCAAGCCGGAAGATGCTTGCGGTTCGTCTGGCTGACTTTGCGGACGATAACGGGCGCGGCATTTGGCCGTCTGTAGGCAAATTGGCGCGTGAAACCGATATGTCGGAACGCACAGTGCAGCGTCTTTTGCGCGATTTTGTTGATGAAAACCTGCTTATTGTTGTCTCGACAGCAAGCGGGCGTCCGGGTGAAACGACCCGATATAACTTCAACATGAACGTGCTTCACGGTCTGCCGGACACTGATATTGCTGCCGACGGGTGTCATGGTGTCACCGGACACGTGCTCTAACCCTAGTATAATGCGT